GAAGAGACAAATTCAGACCCTTTGCCCCTGCAGTTTTGGAGGAGCATTGTCAGGACTACTTTGATATGCCTTCCTCATCGAGATACATGTCCTATGTCTATAAGTGTAAGCAACCAAAGGCGATACCTGCTTGTATACACGTCGATAGTAGTGCGAGAGTACAAACGGTTCCTAAAGAATCAATAAGCATCTTGAGACCGATTCTAGAGGCGTGGTACGCTCGCACAGGTTGTCCTGTGTTACTAAACACATCACTCAATATAAAAGGGAGACCTATGGTAAATACTTGGGATGACGCAAAATTATTTTCAAAAAAATATGATGTCACTGTGTTTTAGTGGATGTAGCATCACATGGGGTGATGAGTTGCGTGATAGATTGAATGAGAGATATAGTGCTCTTGTTTCTAATCATTATGGATGTCAACATCATAATATTTCACAATGCGGTGTAAGTAATGACTTCATTGTAAGAAATACAATAAAGTATCTTCAAAACAACAAACCAGATATAATTGTCATACAATTTACAGTTCACTCTAGACTAGAATACTTTAAAAATCTTACTACAGAAAAATGGACACCACAGAGAGCAAACAGTACGCAAAGTAGTAGAGCATATTACTTGTCTGTATATAACGACATCTTTGCAGTAGAAAACATGTGGAAGAATATATTCTTGTTTGATTCATATTGTAAAAGTGTGGGACAGAAGTATGTCTCGCTAATGGCAGATCACTTTGAACGTGTCATTATAGAACCTGAGAGATTCTATAACGGATATTTTGGACATTGGAGAAGCATGTGTAAAGATTCCAATCCCGTATTGATTCAAAAAGAATTATTAGATATGGACAGAAAAAAACCGCAAAACTATGCTCAAGGTGTAAATGGCGGTCATCCAAGTGCAGAGGGACATAAAATAATCGCAAATAAAATCATTGAGTTGATAGACGCTATATAAAGTGTTATAATGAATATGACTGAACTCTAATTATGGCTAAAGGATTTAAGGTGGTATCTAAACCGCCTACTGAGAACAAAGATGGATTTGACATTGAAGAAGCAAAAAAACTTCTACAGGGAAAAAGTATTGTATTCTGTTTACCTGGCAGAGGAGTATCATACATCTTTCTAAAAAATTTCGTATCACTCTGTTTTGAGTTGGTACAAAATGGTGCAAATATACAGATAGCACAAGACTATAGTTCTATGGTGAACTTTGCAAGATGTAAGTGTCTTGGTGCAAATGTATTACGAGGACCTGATCAATTACCTTGGGATGGTAAATTAGAATATGATTATCAATTGTGGATTGACAGTGATATAATATTCACAAACGAGACTTTCTATCGTGTGCTTGCTATGCAGAAAGACATTGCAGGTGGATGGTATGCAACTGAGGATGGTAGAACTACATCATGTGCACATTGGTTAGAGGAGGATGATTTCAAAGAAAATGGTGGAGTCATGAATCATGAGATGGTTGAGGGTATTGTAAAAAGACGTAAACCATTCACTGTTGATTATTCTGGTTTTGGTTGGTTACTTATAAAGAAAGGAGTCTTTGAACATCCAGAGATGAAGTATCCATGGTTTGCCCCACAGATGCAAGTGTTTGACTCTGGAGAGGTTCAAGACATGTGCGGTGAAGATGTATCATTTTGTCTTGATGCAATCAAAGCTGGTTTTGAAATATGGATTGATCCACAATGTAGAGTAGGTCATGAAAAAACTAGAATCATATAGATAGGTCAGATGATAAACATAACTGACATGGAATTATATGATATCTATATCAAAGGAAGTAAAGAGTTCAGTTCAATATCAGAGGAGGAGATGCTTGAAATAACGCAAGAATTAGCTGACGATTATTACAAAGAAGGGTTTCCTCATCCCGATGAGATTGAGGTGAGATACCTTGGACATGAAGAAGACCCCCAGTAGGGGTCTTTTTTTGTCTCTAAATAATGATAAATATACCCAGACTATAATTTTCAGTGCCTGCACAGAGGTTTTCACAAGGATTTAAGGATATTTCCTTATCTTTCAAAAGACATCCAGTAACAAATGACATACTCGTGCTCAAAAATGAGGATGCCATAAAACGGTCTGTGCAAAATTTGGTTCGTATTATAAGAGGTGAAGTTTTTTTTAATGAATTATTAGGCACAAGAATAAGTGGGTCGCTTTTTGAGTTGGCAAACAGTGATTACATCGATCCAATGAAAACAGAGATAGAAACTGTTATCAAAAATTTTGAACCGAGAGTTGCGTTGAAGGGTGTTGATTTTAGCACTCTCCCTGACGAAAATGCAATTGAGGTAACTATAAATTATGACATCATCGGATTATCTGCTCCTACACAATCTGTCAACTTCATACTAGAACCAACAAGGTTATAATGGCACTGCAACAATTTACCAATCTTAATTTTGAGGACATCAAAACCTCAATTAAAGATTACCTAAGACAAAACTCAAACTTCAGTGACATGGATTTTGAGGGGTCAAATCTTTCTGTCATTATAAATTTATTAGCATATAATTCTTACACCACAGCATATAATACTAACGCAGTTGTAAACGAGACATTTATAGACAGTGCGACACTTAGAGAGAATGTTGTCTCTTTAGCAAGAAACATAGGATACGTGCCTAGATCAAAGAGAGCAGCAAGGATGCAAGTTGATTATGATATTACAGGTATTTCAACCACAACTAAAACTATAACTTTTGAACCAGGTCTTATAGGGAATGGTGCTGTATCAAATATAAATTACTTATTTTCAATACCAGAAAAAGTCACAGGAACTTCACTTGATGGTCAATCATCAGGAACATTTGAAGTATTTCAAGGTCAATACCTAGAATCAAGATTTGTTGTCAATGATTCTCTTCCTAATCAAAGATACATTTTACCTAATAATGGTGTTGACACATCTACAATAAGAGTAAATATAAAAGAAAATAATTCAAGCACATCAAAAACCGAATATAAACTTGTAGATAATATAATTGGTGTGACATCCATATCAAACATATATTTGATACAGGAGACAACTGACGAAAAATATGAAATATTATTCGGGGATGGTATATTTGGACATAAGTTATCGAATGGAAATGTTATAGAAATATCTTATATAAAGACTGAAGGTAGTCAGGGTAATGGAGTAGCATCTTTAGCATTTGCTGGAACAATAACTAATGAAAATTTCGTCTCTGAGACATCTACTCAAACATCACTAACACCCCAATTCCCTTCACAAAATGGTGATGACATAGAAGATGTAAGGAGTGTGAGATACTACGCACCTAGATTGTACTCTTCACAACATAGAGCTGTGACTGCAAGTGATTATGAAGCGATAGTGCCGTCGGTATATCCGAATATAGAATCTATAAGTGCTTTTGGTGGAGAAGAACTAACACCTCCTAAGTATGGTAGAGTGTATATTGCAGCAAAACCAAAAAACGGTTCATTCTTATCAGAGTTTACAAAAAAACAAATTCTTACATCACTTAAGAATTATTCAGTAGCGGGTATCGTTCCCGAAATAATTGACCTTAAGTTTTTATATGTTGAATTAGATAGTCATGTATATTTCAATGCAAATTTTGTTGGCGACACAGAAAATTTGAGAACTGATGTGATAAATGCAATGACTGCGTTTGCGAGTGGGACAGAGTTGAATAAATTTGGAGGAAGGTTTAAGTATAGTAGAGTTTTATCATTGATTGATAGAGTGAGTGATTCAATAACATCAAACATAACAACAATTAGAATTAGAAGAAATTTAGTTGCACAACTAAATGTTTTTAGTCAATATGAGATATGTTTTGACAATACATTTCATATAAATCAATCATCATATAATATAAAATCTACAGGTTTTTCTATATCAGGTGCATCAGGAACTGTTTATTTTTCCGATCAACACATCACAGGTACAGATAAAGGTAATCTTTTCTTATTTCAAATAGATGGTGATTCTTCTGTCAAAGTATTATCTACCACGTTTGGATCTGTGGATTATACTAAAGGAGAGGTGATAATTGACACTGTAAACATCACAGGAACTGTATTACCTGACAATATAATTGAGATACAAGCAATACCACAATCTAATGATGTTCTTGCTAGAAAAGAATTATATTTACAATTTGATGTATCTAATAGTAATTTCTTTATGAGAGAAGATCCTATTTCCACAGGTGCTAATACATCTGGAACAAGATACAATCCCCAATCAAGTTACAGCAATGGTGCTAAAGTAAGGGGTGCTATCATAACAAGTTCTGCAAGTTCTTCATCATTGGTGGGATATGTAAACGGTAATCCATACTACGGACCTTTCCACTTCCATCCAAATACAGGTAAAAAAATGGTTGGTGCATTCCACGTATCAACACCACATGATACAATCTATGCTACAAAAGCGGAGAGTTTAGGAATCTCTGCACAATCATCTCCCATAGATAGTTCGTCAACGAGCACACCAATGTCATCGACACCCTCTTCTTCTTCGTCATCTTCATCATCAAGCAGTAGTAGCGGATACGGATACTAATGATACAAACATCATTAACTAAAGTCAAAATAAATGAAGTAATACAGAGTCAAATACCTGAGGTAATTGACAATGATAACCCTCTTTTAGGTGATTTTCTTAAACAATATTATATCTCTCAAGAACATCAGGGTGGTGCTATAGACATAGCTGAAAACCTTGTTGAGTACAAAAGTTTAGATTTTTTAAATACAGAGAATCTTATAGGTTTTACATCAATAACTCAGTATACAAGGGCGATTGATGATGTAATTTATGTTGACTCAACTGATGGATGGCCAAGTCAATATGGTTTACTAAAAATTGATAATGAGGTTATTACTTATACTGGTATAGGTTCTACATCATTTGAGGGGTGTGTGAGAGGTTTCAGTGGTATAGAAAATAATAGTAAAACCAATCAACCAGAATATCTTACATTTACCAATAGTGGTGTGGCAACACACGCTGTGGACACAAGAGTTCATAATTTGAGTAATGTATTTCTGCAAGAGTTTCTAAAGAAACTAAAAAAACAAGTATTGTCAGGATTTGCAGAAAGAAAATTAGATGAAAGTCTTGATCAATCAAATTTTATAAGACAATCAAAAGATTTCTATAAGTCAAAGGGAACCGAGGAAGCATTCAAGATATTATTTGGTGCATTGTATGGTGAGAAGGTTGAAATGATTCAACCATCAAAATATATCATAAGTCCATCAGATGCAGAATATACTGTAAACGAAGTATTACTATGCGAATTGATATCTGGCAATCCCCTTAAGATATTAGGTGAAAGTATAATACAAGAGACAACACCACTACAAACAAGCGGATCTATTACAAATGTTGAGAAAGCAGTTATAGGTGGTAATACTTATTATAAGATTGCTTTATCAAAAGAGACAATCATAGGAAAATTTATACAAATAGGAAAAACATTTGTTACTAAATCAGCACCTGTGGGATCTACTGTTTTAGACGTTGACTCTACAATTGGATTTGGTGCAACAGGTGAATTTCAATTTGAAAATAGAACAATACCATATCTCGGCAAATCACTAACACAATTCACTGGAATTACAACTCTTACATCACCTTGTGGTATTGGATCTACAGTAAAATCAGGACTTGTCGCAACTTCATATGAAGATGGTGATTTAGGATTACCTGTCACATTTAATGTGTTGGGTGTGCTCAATAAATTTGTTGGATCTGCAATAAATCAACAAGAAGGGTCAGAAATTAATATTAAACAACTTGGTAGGATTGAAAACGATCTTACATATAAAACATGGATTTATAACACAGCGTCATCATACGCTATTGAAAGATTTACACTTAGGAGCACCAATAGTTACAACTTCAAACTCGCAGCAACAAACTTCTCTCTCTATGTGGGTGATGAAATAGAGGTAATTGATCAAACCGATCCTGATAACAAGTTGAATGGTACGATAACATTTGTTTTTGATGAAGATCAAGACGATTCTATATCTGTCAGTGTTCCTACTCTTGA